GAGCAGCAGGGCAAGCTCCGAGCGCATACCGTGATGTGCTTGCTGTCCACCGCGCCCGTCATCGGGAAGCGCACTGCCACCTTTGATTCCGCTATCACCCTTGCCGATGCAGCAGGACTACGGATCACCCTTACCGCCAAGGAAACCACCTAATGCCAAGCAAGTCGCCGGCGCAGCGCCGTCTCATGGGCGCAGCAGCACACTCCCAAAGCTTCGCAAAGAAGGTGGGAGTCCCCATGTCAGTCGCAAAGAAGTTCAACCGCGCAGACGTGAAGGCAAAGGGCAAGAAGCGCAAGTGAGAAAGCTCGCGGCCTACGGCGAGAACGGCCGCCGCGTGGGGGAAACACACCACAATGCCACGATCCCAGAGGCCATCGTCCAAGAGATCCGCGAACTCCACGAAGAACACCGCTGGGGATATCGTCGCATCGCCAAACACCTTGGACTCCGCTGGACCACCGTCAGCAAGATCTGCCGATACCAGCGTCGCGCCTGTCTCCCAGCCGACTGGAAACGCCCTCGTCAAGCGAAAGATAGGCCGGCCGCCTGAGGCCGTGCCGGAACACCACGCCGACGCCCTCGTCGCGTGGCTGTCAAACGGCAAGCCACTGAGCGAATGGTGCAGGCAGCCAGGTAACCCGGAGTGGCGCACCGTGTACCACTGGATGGACAAGGATGAAGACTTTGTGGCACGCATCGCACGCGCACGCGAGGACGGCCACGACGTGATCGCCGACCAGTGCGTGACCCTCGCCGACACGCAGCCCCTTGACCAGGTTGAGGTTGCGTGGCGCAGGCTCCAGGTCGAGACGCGCCTGAAGCTCCTCGCCAAGTGGAACCCCAAGAAGTACGGCGACAGGCAGCAGCTCGAGCATGGCGGCGGCATCAGCCTGAACGTCATCACGGGCGTCCCCGATGCGTAAGACCATCCGCCTCGGCTATGACCCGCGTGAATGGCAGCGGCGGTGCCACCTCGAGCGCCGGCGGTTCACCGTCCTCGCCCTGCACCGACGCGCTGGGAAGACCGAACTCGCCCTCATGGAACTGCTCCACCGGGCAGTCAAGTGCACGTCGGATCTCGGGTTCTTCGTATACGTCGCGCCATTCCTGAAGCAGGCCAAGGCCATTGCCTGGGCGCGATTGAAGCAGAGGATTGACCCGTTCATCCGCACCGGGACCGTGGACGTGAACGAGGCCGACCTCGCCGTCACGTTCAAGCACAACAAAGCCACGATCCGCCTGTTCGGTGGCGACAACCCCGACGCCCTGCGCGGCGTGCGCCTGGACGGCTGCGTCATCGACGAGGTGGCGCAGATCAAGCCCGAGGTATGGGAGGCCATCATCCAGCCGGCGCTCTCCGACCGCCGCGGCTGGGCGCTGTTCATCGGCACGCCCGCCGGAATCAACATGTTCAGCGAGCTGTACTACCGAGCAGCAAGCGGTTCCCTCGAGGACTGGTATGCGGCGAAGTACACGGTGTACGACACTGACGCGCTCGCGCCCGACGAAGTGAAGCGCCTAGAGCGCGACATGCCCGAGGCGGCGTTCGCACGCGAGTACCTGTGCGACTTCAGCGCGGCCGGCGACGACCAGCTCATTAGCCTCGCAGACGCCGAGAACGCATCGCAGCGCGAGTACCCAGACGGCGACATCATCGACCAGCCGCTCATCGTTGGCGTTGACCCGGCCCGATTCGGGGACGACCGCAGCGTGATTGTCCTGCGCCAGGGGCTGCGAATGGAGAAGCCCATCGTTCATCACGGCATCGACAACATGGCGCTGGCGGCGGCCGTTGCCAACGTCATCGAGGACCGCGACCCCGACGCCGTGTTCATCGACGCCGGTGCCGGCGCGGGCGTGATCGACCGCCTGCGGCAGCTCGGATACGACGTGACCGAGGTGCCGTTCGGCGGCAAAGCCACCTACGCCAACCTGTTCTTCAACAAGCGCACCGAGATGTGGTGGGCCATACGCGAATGGATACAGGCTGGTGGCTCAATCCCGAACGACATCACGCTCAAGCAGGAAATCAGCACGCCGATCTACTGGTACGACGCTGCCGGCAAGCGCGTGCTCGAGTCGAAGGACGAAATCAAGAAGCGACTCCAGGGCGGCGGAAGCCCGGACATGGCCGACGCGCTGTGCCTGACGTTCGCGTACCCGGTATCGAAGATGCTGCCACGCGAGGTGCGCGAGAAGATCGACACGCGGCCGACCGATTACGACCCGTATGAGCAGGTGAGTACCCGTAACCGTTAGACGGAGGTCTACAGTCATGTCCGTCAGGATTTCCACAATGAGTCGCATTGCGCTTGTTGAACCCGCGGATCTCATGCCCGCGATCACCGAACTCATGCGTCAGAATTGGGACGAAACCGGATTTGGCTTTGAGTTCAAGCCGTCCGTGGAAACATATCAGGCCGTTGTTGACCTTGGCCTGATGTTCGTTCTTGCAGCATTCGATGGCGACGAGATAGTTGGGTACTGCACGATGACCGTGACGAATCACATGCACAACCCTGCCATCAAGGTCGCAGCGAATGACGCCTTGTTTGTGCGCCCTGATTATCGCGGTATTACCGCTGGCAGACTCATCATCGCCGCTGAGAAAGAAGCCGCAAAGCGCGGGGCAACCCGCGTGCTGTGGCACACTCGAGCCGGCACCGATCTTGCAAACGCGTTCACACGGCGTGGCTACACGCCTGCCGACATTGTTGTCACGAAGGAGATTTGAAATGGGAATCGAAGCATCGGTACTTGCAGCGTGGGCATTGGCAGCAGGCGCAGCCGCTAGCGCAGGCGCAACCGCTTACAGCGCAGTCAGTTCAAGTCAGGCACAGGACTATGCGGCTCGCCAGCAGAAAAAGGCACAAGATGCTGCCGCCGCCAAGGCCCGTACGGAGCAGCGCCGTAGCCAGCAGGCAATGGCCGCCGCTAATCGTGCAGAACCAGATGTTGCCGGGATCATGGGCGCCGCCCAATCCGGTGCTGCTGGTGGTCCGGCAAGCACCATGCTGGCAGGTCCGACGGGCGTAAATCCCCAGGAACTTCAGCTTGGGCGCTCGTCGCTCCTCGGAGGCTAAATGAGCGAGTACACCGGAGACAACTCGTCGTATCCTGGCGCTCCCACGCGGGATCGACTGTTCACCCGGTGGGGTCAGCTCAAGAGCGAGCGTGCGTCGTGGTTCGCGCACTGGCAGGAACTCACGTCCTACATCCTGCCGCGCAACGGACGCTACTTCCGCCAGGACCGTGACCGCGGATACCGCCGTCACAACAACATCTACGACTCCACGGGCACCCGCGCACTGCGTATCCTTGGTGCCGGCATGATGTCTGGCGCAACGTCGCCGGCGCGCCAGTGGTTCCGCCTCGCCACGCCGGACCCGGAACTCAATTCCTACGAGCCTGTAAAGTTGTGGCTCGATGACGTGACGAAGCGCATGCAGCGCGTGTTCCAGAAGTCGAACACCTACAACGCGTTGCACCAGATGTACGAGGAACTTGGCACGTTCGGCACCGCAGCCACCATCCTGCTTCCCGACTACCAGACCGTCATCCACCACTACCCGCTGACCTGCGGCGAGTATTGCATTTCGACCGACGCGAAGGGCCGCGTCTGTACGCTGTACCGAGAGTTTGAGATGACCGTCTCGCAGGTGGTCAAAGAGTTCGGCCTCGAGAAGTGCAGCGTGTCGGTGCAGAACATGTACCGCACCGGAAACCTCGACCAATGGGTGCCCGTGATCCACTGCATCGAACCGCGTGCAGACCGCGACATGGGCAAGCGCGACGCGAAGAACATGCCCTGGGGTTCGTATTACTTCGAGATCGGCGGCGAGGAAGGCGTGTTTCTGCGCGAGAGCGGGTTCCAGTACTTCCCGGCGCTCTGCCCGCGCTGGTCCGTGATCGGTGGCGATATCTACGGCAACAGCCCTGGCATGGAGGCGCTCGGAGACATCAAGCAGCTCCAGCACGAACAACTCCGCAAGGCGCAGGCCATCGACTACCAGACGAAGCCGCCCCTTCAGGTGCCGGCGTCCATGAAGAACCGCGACGTGGAAACGCTCCCAGGCGGCGTGTCGTACTACGACGGCCAGTCCAACGGGATCAAGACCGCGTTCGAGGTGAACCTGAACCTTCAGTACCTGCTGAATGACATCATGGACTGCCGCGAGCGCGTGCGTGGTTCGTTCTACGCGGATCTGTTCCTAATGCTCGCCAATACCCCGAACACCCGCATGACGGCCACCGAGGTCGCTGAGCGCCATGAGGAGAAGCTCCTCATGCTCGGGCCTGTCCTCGAGCGCCTGCACAACGAGTTGCTGTCTCCGCTCGTGGACATCACGTTCACGCGCATGGTTGCTGCCGGCGCACTGCCGCCAGCCCCGCAGGAATTGCAGGGAATGGACCTGAACGTCGAGTTCGTGTCCATGCTGGCGCAGGCGCAGCGTGCCATCGGCACCAACGCCGTGGACCGTTTCGTTGGAAACCTCGGTGCCATCGCCCGCATGAAGCCGGACATCCTGGACAAGTTCGACCAGGATCAGTGGGCCGACGTATACGCCGACATGCTCGGCGTGGACCCGTCGCTCATCATCGCCGACAAGGAAGTCGCGGTTCTGCGCGATGCCCGCAATCAGGCGATGGCCGCGAAGGAACAGGCTGCCGCAATGCAGCAGACCTCGCAGAGCGTCAAGAACATGGCGCAGGCACCGACCGGGCAGCAGAACGCACTCACCGACGTGATGAACATGTTCTCGGGGTACGGGTCGCCCTCGGGCGTTGAAGTCTAAACAAAGGAACCACATGCCATATCTCAAGCAGGGCAACAACTTTCTCTACGACAATACGACTAACGACATCGTCGGCATTAAGGACGCGGATGGTGGCGAGAAGTACTTCCCGATCATGCGGAACGAGCCGACCTACGCCAGCGGAACCACAGCCGTGTCAATCGTTGCTCCTGCCGCAACGTTTGCCACGCTGACCTATGAGGACAGCAGCGGCAGCGTGCGTCTGGTGAGCGCCGGCATCCACAGCCTCACGAATGCTGTCGCGCAGAACAAGCTCGTTCGCGTCACTTGGGCTGGAGGTACTGGCGTCAACGGCCTGTACACGGTCACCGATGTCAGCGCGTCTGCTACGAAGATCACCATCAACTACCCGCACGCTGCCGGCCTTGGCACCCCGGCCGTGGCGGTTGTTGGCACTGACATCACCCTTGCGTCCGCGACCATCCCGGCGAACGCGATCAAGCTCGGCATGGAACTCGAGATCGACGCGCTATTTGCGATGACGGGAAGCGCCAACAACAAG